AGTAATAACTACAAAATGTTTCTTAAATTTTTTAGCTATTCTCAAACCTTTATTAAAATTTGTAGCCCAAGATTTAGGAGTTTTATTATTTATATAAACATTGATTGGAAATTGTTTTCTAAATGCATTTGTTCCATCATTATTAACAAATACAAATATATCATCTTTTTCTAATTTAGTTTTTTTAAAAAATGACTCTAATGCAAGTTTAGAATATTCTTCAGTCTCAGCAGAACTTACAAAACAAAATACGTGATTTAAATTAGTTTCTTTGTCCATGTACTTGGAGTCTTATCATTTATAATCTCTATGTCTAGATGATATTGAAAGGCCCGTGGTCCGTGTTCCTTGATGTATTCATAAGTTTTTCTAATACCTTCCTTCGTATTAGTCATAGTCTTATAACCAAGTAGCTTTCTTGCCTTGTCCGAGGAGCACGTTGCATGTTTAACTTCTTGTGGACGATCTGGAACATAAACAAAGTCTCCATTGAAACCAGTAAGATTGGCACACGTCTCAGCAACTTCTTTAATAGTAACAAATTCTTCATCGGGACCGATGTTAATGACTTGGCCCACGACTAACGGATCATCGACCATTTTTATTAAAGAACTTAAACAATCATCTACGTAAGAGAAGCATCTTGTCTGCATACCATCACCATAAATAATTGGAGGTTTGCCTTGAAGCATACGATTAATGAAAATAGAAACTGCATTTCTAAAAGGATCATCATATTTTTGTTTTGGTCCAATGATGTTATGAGGAACTGCTATAACTAATTCAACGCCATGAACCTTGCATAAGGTTTTTAATATTTCTTCTCCAGCAACTTTGGATATACCATATGGATCTACAGGTTTGGTTGGCATATCTTCTGTGAATGGACTTTGTTGATCTCCATATCTTGCCATAGAAGAACAATAGATAATTCTTTTAACTTTGTTTTGAATAGCAGCTGTTGCAACACCTACCGTTGCCATAATATTGTTTTGTGTAATTGTATAAGGTGAAAATACAGATAGTCCCTCGTGCGCGGTCGCGGCACAATGAAACAAGACATCTATGCCTTGAGTTATTCTAAGCATTCTTTGAAAATCAGAACAATCAGCTTTATAAAAATTATCTAGAAAAGGAATATTCTCTTTATCTCCACCCAATAGATTATCAACACCTAGCACTTCGTATTTTCTATTAAGTAATTCTTTACAGATATGTGAGCCTAAAAATCCTGCGGCTCCAGTGACTAAGATTGTTTTATCCATTCTCCTGATCTTTAGGCTGTGGTTTATTAGCCATAGTTCGTGCAACTGATTCCGCGCTGCGGCCCACGACATACCCTCCAAGACCAATTTGTAAAAGAGTCCATACATCTCCCGGAAGAGTTATAGTTATAGAAGCTTTAAAAAAGAATAAAATTACAGGACCTAATACATAATTCCATATTAAAATAAATATTAATACGTACATTAATAATGGTCTCCAGCTCGATGCAAACCATCCAGCTTTAGCCTCTGCCTCAATAATTTTTGCTGCAGCAGTTAATTCTTGAGTATGTGATTGCATCATCTGCGTTTGCAGATCTGCTTTTAATTTAGCAGCAAGGTCTTTGTCTGCGACTGCTTTGTCAACTGTGTTAAATAAGATTTTCGCAAGTGGGGCAACTGCTTGTAAGATTGGCAACATTGTTCAAATTTCTCCTTTCTTCTTATACCAAGGTATGGAGCCATTTGCAACATCACTTCCATGGCTTTAACTCCAGATACTTGCCATTTAAATGTTTTTTTATGATGTTGTTTTTTTGGTGTATATACGTTAACAGAACCCAATTTAAAAAAATCGATAAATCGAAGAACAATATCTTCGTCTGTCATTCTTACTTGAATTTTAAAAAATCTATTATTTCTTAGTAGTTTTCCCCAAAACCCAAATGATCCTTCACCTTCAAATACTCCAGCAAGAAATATTAGTTTTTGTTCTCTAGTTAATTTTTCGTATGAGATCAACGATTCCTCCCCTTTTAAGTTTATACTTTATTTTTTCAAAAGGCACAACCATAGTTTCTGGATAAGATTGTGCAAACTTACCGGCTTTTACTTCATTTAATACATCTAAGTAAGCTTTATCATAAGCTTTTTTTATTGTTTTTTCAGGAACACCTAACCTAGCCAACCCTTTTACTAAACCTGTAGCTTTTGCTGTTGCAACATCTGTTCCAACGAAGTCATTAATAAAACTTTGTATTGGTTTAAATTTAATTCCATTATTAAGTTGTACGGTAATAGGGTTAAAAGCTAACTGTAAATCTTCTGGTAAACTATTTTTTATTTCACTTATTTTATTTCTTGTTTTTAATAAATTTTCATTTAATTTTGGAATTTGATCTAATTCTTTACTAGTTGCATAGCCAAATTGATTTTGTAAAATTATTTTTCTAAGTTTCATATCATCTCTTACAGCTTGTTTAATTAACGTTGTAGCCTGATTTTCATATTTTGACAAAACCATATTTGATGGATTTGGAAGAATCATAATATTCTTATAACCAAAAGCTTCAACAACTTCATTAGGCATTCCATATTTTTTAAAAGCTTTAGCAACTGCAAGTTGTGTTCTATGTTGTTTAGTGAAACCAGAAACTGGGGTTAAGACTCTTTCTAAATTTTCATTATAACCTGCAAATTTTTTATCTTCTAATAAATTTCTAAACCTAGCTTCAAAAAGCTTTTCTGGTCCACTTCTTAAAAAAGATGTAACTGTTTCAGGAGCATAAGCAGCCATTATTTTTGTTCTTTCTTTTCCATAACCTTGACCTTTTGCTTCTATTTCACCTGCTTGGACTTTACTTAAAGTTTTGCCTCTTTCAGTCATAAGTTGTCTTCTTTGATTGACATCAAACATACTTTTAATATTTTGCGCGGATTTACTTAATAGTTCTGAAGATTTTAAAGGTAATCCATAAGCGGTTAACAATTCATCAATTTCTGGTTTTTTACTTATTATAAAATCTGTCTTTAATCTTTCAGTAGGAAAAGCTTCTTCAAATTTTTTAACTGATGTGAACGCGTTATTTGCTGGAAACTCCTTTTGAATTACATTTAATAATACTTTTCTATTTGCTTTTTCTCTACCAAGTCCTAAAGCTATTGTTTTTAAGACTTCTGATTTGTCGTTATCAAGATAAGGTTCAATTTGACTGACTAATCTTGGAGTTTTGTTTACATCTAATTTTTTACCTAAAATGTTATTTTTAATTTGTATTGGAAGTGCACCCTCATCAATAAGTTTTGTTGTATTGAATGCTTTAGAAATATTAATTAAAGTGTTTTCTCCTTTTGGAGTTTTAACAAGTCCCTCCTTAGTAACATTGGTATTGTAAAAATTTTCAAAAAGTTTTTTTGCATTAATTGTTTCTGTGTCTGCTCTTTTAGAAGTAAATTTAATCATGCTTCCTAAATCTTCGTCAGCAAATGCTCCTATTCCTTGTTGGCCACTTACGTTATCTGATAAACCTAATTTATTTTGAAAAAGTTCTTTTACGGTTGGCTTAGGTTTAGTAATACCTAGTTTGTCAATGACAAATTTTGCAAATTTTGAACTACTCATTTTTTCTTTTTAAGTTTTAAACCTTGAGAAGCAGGTCCTTTTAATGGTGGTGGGCCAAATCGCTTACCAGGAAGTTTAACCTTTTTTCGCTGGTTCATTTGATTTAGCTCTTAAAGATTGTTCTTGAAGTTTTAATTTACCTTGAGCAACTTTCATTCTTTCAGCTGCTTGTTCTTCTTGATTTTCTACTTTTAATCTTTCTATATCAAATTTTTCTTCAAGTTCCATTTCTTTACGATCCATATCTTGTTGAGCTTCTTGTGCTCTTCTTTGAATGTCCATAGCTTTAAGATCTAACTCTCTTTGCTTCAATGCAACTAATGGATCTTGTTGTTGTGAACCACCTTCTGCTTGAACTAACTGTGCTGTAAGTTCTGCAATTCTTTTTGCTATCATTGAATTGAATTGTATCTCAAATCCTGCTGGATCTTCTTGAGACATTGCTACCATTTCTTCAGATTCAGATATCATTGCACCAACTTCTCCTTGAGCTTTGAAAGAAATATGATCAGATATGTGTCCTTGTAGTAAAGCGTATACCATAGGATTAATTTGTATCATTCTGCTTTGAATAAATGCACCATGAGCCGAAATATGTGCATCATGGTCTTGATCTGGAAATACTTGAAGCATTTCCATCTTTAAAGATCGTGCATTTTCTACTGCAGGGTCTTGAGGAACTGGTTGTTGAGGTGGTGGCATTAATAAATCTATTTCTCTTGTGCCAATTGCTTCATAAACACGTCTGTATGCTTCTCTTAAGTCATGCATTTGTGGATTTGACTGTGCAATTTGTAATTGTGTCTGCGCAAGTGTAAATCTTTGAGCCATTGAAAAAATATTTGGATCTGCAACTGGTATAACATCAACTTTGTCATCAAAATCTTCTACTTTTACCATTCGATCCGCTCCTGTAACTGCGTATGGGTACACTGGAGGTAGATAAGTTGCAAAAACATCTGCTAAAAGATTAAATTCTTGTTTCATTGTGTAATAAATTCGTTTGTGAATAGCTGACATGACCCTTGAACCACGTTCTAAGAGTGCAATTGTCGTTCCAACAGCTCTATTTGCAGTATCTTCACCTAATTGCATGTCTGCAATTGATGCAAAACGTTGTCCAGCTTGAACACAGAATCCTAAAAGTTGAAATAAAGTTGGACTTGGCTCTTTAAAAGGTAAAAGTTGGAACTGATCTTTAATATTTCCGCCTGGTGCATCAACATCTCTAAACTCACCGGGTTGAAAAGGTTGATCATCATCACGAATTCTTATTCCTCGTGACTTAAATCCTGCGGGTAAGTTAGCTAAAGTGCCTGCATCAAGCAATTGTCTTAATGCAGAAGTAGCTGTTCGTGATAATCCACCTATCATGTGAATTAAACCAAAACCATAAAACCCTAAACCTGGTAAAAATTTGTAATGAACAAAGTATTCTGTTCTTTTCATTAGCTCATCTTCTGGATCGTAATTACGATAAATAGATAAAATCTCTTGAGAGCCTTCATCAATAGTTACAACATACGGAATTTTAATATTTTTATTCTTTTTAGAAGTATCTGGATTTTTTTCATATTCTTCTAAATCCAAATCAACATGCATTTCTAATATGTTGTGTTGAAACTCTGTATCTCCAGCAGGTTTGACACCTTCAATCTCATCTAATTTTTGTTTTAAACTACTATCTTCTGGTCTTTTAACAGATAATTCTACATCTCTATAGAATCCTGCTCTTTGTTTTTTAAGAACTTCATTATCACTCATTTTTATAATATGAGTAATTCTTTCACAATCTTTTAAATCTGTTGCATAGTAAGGCACTACTAAGTCTTGCGCGGGTATAAACTTAGCAACTGCTCTTTGCATTATTTCATCATAGTAAATTTTTTTAAACGTAGATCCTGATATTGGTAAATAAAATAGTAATTGATCGAACTCAGGAGTGTATTCTTGCATTTGATCCATCAACATATAGTTCATAAAATCTTCAACTCTTTGTGCCTGTTCTACAGTTTCACGAGTTGCGGCACCAATTACTTGTGTTCGCACTGGTCCTTCTGGTGGTAATAATTCTTTGTAAGCTTGTGCTTGAAATTGTGTAACTGATTCTGCTAATAGTGGATGTGTTACACCAGAAGCACCTTGAAATGGTCTAGTTTGATCTGTGTATTTAAAACCTAATAAATCTAGACCTTGTGTATAAGTTTGTTCCCAATCTTGTCTTGAAACTTTATCTTTTCTGTAATCTTGAATAAGACTTCCTGCCATACGAGACAAAACTCTCTCGTCCATATCTTCAGCTAAGTTTTTGTAGAAATCTCCTTCAGTGTCTTCTGTAGTTTCTTCTTCAACATCACCTTCGTTAGTTGGAGTTTCAATTTCTACGTCAACTTCTTTTTCTTCAAGAACTGGCTCTTGAGATTCATTGTTCTTATCAATTTCAGCCATTAATAAAGTTTTGTAGGTTTAGTTCTTCCTAGTTTTGTTTTTGCAAGAACCATTGTACCTTTTGAAGCTTTTATAAATTTACCTTCTTTAGCCATTGGTCCAAAATTACTTGTGTCTTCTGTGCCTTTAAATCTACCAAAAAGATTTCTGATTTTACCAAACATTCCTGTGGGTGCTGCATCATCAGACATTTCAAATGGTTTTGATCTTGTAATTGCTAAACCTCTTTGAATAGCTGCATCTTGTCTTGCCATTCTTGCCATTGCTGCA